ATGCGAGATGGTCTAGACGTCACGGCGAAGTACTCCTTCATGTCAAACACCCGCACTAAGTATAGCATGTCCGCCAGATCGCACGGTACGACAAAGAGTGGGCACAACTGGACTACGGTCGGCAACAACCTTATCAACCTGGCAATCGCCATCCATACGTGTATTGTTCTGAGGCTGAGAGCCAGGATAATCGTGGGAGGTGACGACTTGCTTATCATGGTGCATGAGAGCAGCCGAATTCCGACAGCCGAGGAAGTCATCAATCTGGAGAAGAGGTCGGGGATAATACCCGAACTTGGGATCCTAAAAGGGTGGCAGAACGTGTCATTCGTCTCAGGCGTATTCTTTCCTTTGGAACACGGGATTGGTTTCGGGCCAAAGCCAGGCAGGCTGGTGCAGCGTTTGTTCTGGGCCACCAAATACATCCCAGCCGACGTTCGGGACGATTACGTGCGAGTCGTCAGCGCCGGTATTCGTGCGGGTATGGCTGGGCATCCCATTATTGGTGCGTTCTTGGACGCGCATGGTGGACCAGCTCCGGCGAAAAAGATGTCTGATGCCCAGGCGAATGAGCTGACCGGATGGTTGAAATATAGCGTCAGAGGATTGAAAGGCGAATCGCGCCCGTTTGATCCGGAAGCGTTGATGCAATTTTACTGCCGGAAATACGACACCGACCCGTCGGAGATCGCTGAGGTAGAAAGGATGTTCAAGGAGCACAAGGGCAAGGTTGGGGTTGTATACCACCCACTATTGGCCAGAATGGCTGAATTCGACGGCTTGGACCCGGCAGATAGGCCGGAGTTCGAGTGGAACTAATCCTACTAGGAGACAGGCATCAATCGGGCCGTGGAACGCAACTACACGGCCACAGGCGGAATAGGCGACCGCCATGCCTTTAAGTTTTTACGATAGCTAGGTGAAAGAGTGTATGCTCTTTCGGTTTTTGTGGAATGGAAAGCAGAGATGGGAAAGAAAAGCAAGGTGTTGAAGTTGGTGAGGACGCTGGAAGCCAAGAGGTCCAAGCGGTCGTCCTCTGTTGGTTCTGCAAGAAGCCGTATGAGCGGAATGTCAGGGTCGACAAGGAAGTCCCGGTCGGGGTCTGCGAAGGGTGCACGACGAGTCCTGGATGGCACGACACCACCGTCGTCGAGTCAGCCCACCCGAGGAGGCATTGCCAAGCCCACGTCGTCCATAACCAAGAGACAAATGGACGATGCTTATCTTGCCGGATTTTTAGACCCGTGCTCGGCAAGCAGGGGGCCAGGGATGGCTGATGATCCCACAATTGTGTCCACGTTTTCCTCCACTCAGAATATCGTTTTGACGAATTCTTCGGGGGCGATCGACGCGCCTTGGCCGGCTTCTACTACGCTGACGTGCGACCCCAATGGGAACGTCGCAGTTTTGGTGGGGCCAGTCGCCTTTGCGAGCAAAGTGGACGGGACTGTGGAAATCAGATCCGGTTATACATGCCCTTCAAATAGGAGGCTGACTGATTACTCGTTTCCGACGTTACCTCCGGTTGGGCAGATGAACGGGTCAAAACCACTAGGCCGTTATCGACAGTCTGCGCCTGGTACATTTCAGATTTTCAGCTCCCCTGATTGGAACCCGGCTCGTGACGGGATATACAGCATGGCTTTTCGCATACTGGGCATCAAGGCGACTCTCACGGTTGTCGAAAATGCTTTTACGGCGACTGGTGAGGTGTTTGCTGGTGATACGGCTTCGTACTACCCGGATCCTCCGGTGTTCAAGTATTCGCTCAGCGGCGCGACGCCACAGGAGACAACTTCAGTTTCGTATTCGGATAATGCGGACATGTTTGCGCGTGCTGCGGGATTTGATGATGGCAGGAGTTCTCAGCGAATTGTTCCAGTCGGAGCTTTCGAAACGGGGAGAACGTTCGAAGCTGTGTATCTCCCTACTTCCCCCACTATTAGCACGTTTCGAAGCATGTTTCCGATTCAGTCGACAGGGTCGACCGGCACGTCTGGGACGAGCATTGGGCAGGCTATGCTCGACGGTCCTTTCGTGGTTTTCATCCTTACGGGAACGTCTAGTAAGTCTTCGGCCACAGCGGCAACAACCAACTTCGTTCTGAATTCCGAGGTCGCTATGGAGTGGATAGTCAAGTACGATAATCCGTTTGCACTACTGATGGGGGAGGCTAGGTACATGCCGAGTTGGATACCAGACTTTTCTCGATTGGCGGGCTTGTCACCTGGGGGAAGGATCGGTCACGTAGCTGCAGCGTATTCGGGCACCGAATTGCATGGACACTACGTGAAACACCCGGTCCATGTTGCCAGGCATGATGCGAACCGGCAAGCCGCGGCGCTGGGAAAGGCTTTAATTCACACCTCCACGGTACCGCATAATGCGGTCATGGCCGAGGCGATCAAACGAAAACCGACTTCTACACTACAGGACATCCTTGCGTTCGCGAAGCGTGTGGGACCGGATGTCCTCGCAGCGGTGCGAATGGCTAAGACGCTGACTGAATCAGTAGTCGGCGGCTCTGCGGCTACAAGGCTAGGCCCGATCATAGAGGAGGTGGCGGCGGACGCCCCACTTCTTCTGATGTAGCGGGGGCTGCGTGAGCCACACATAACCCAGGCACCGTCGTGGTGGTGCCCACACTGGCCGGTGTGCTAGACCCTCCTCGGGGAGTTGTGCCGCAAAAATGTTCTATCTCATCATTTTTGTTGGGCAGCCCGAGGGAGCAACCAAAATGTGAAGAGACGAGGTCTCGCCTCCGCCCGCGGCGGAGAAGCGGTCTGGGGCTCCTGTCGTGTCGAGACAGCGGGCCCCAGACCAGAGCGCTAGGGGTAAATTTACCTTCCCTGAAGACACCGTGCCGAGGTGCCGCGCTATATAAGAAAATAAAAACACGAG